GGGAGTAAGGTTTCCAAAGTATTGCCCGATTACTATATCCTTGGTAAGGTAATAGTGTTCGGCGAGGGCAGTATCTGTTAAACATGGATATTGTCTCTCAACAGATGGGACAGGGATGTCCCAAATTGCACTTGTCCGTTCCACTAAATAACGTGGGATAGACATTGCGTAGTTAAGTACCTTAGCAAAAGGTGAAACAGTCGGTGGTGCCATAGGCTCTCTTTCGAGGGCTCCCAGCACTTCTAGCGCGTAATCGGCTCGGATGGGATCAAGGGGTATACCCCCTCCCTGAAATCCCGGGCCTCCTAATACATCTGTGACAGCAGCCCAAACCCTACTTACTGGGTCTAAGCGCCTAACTGACTCAATAGTCATATTGGTTAGTTTGTCGAGGACATTGGATCTATCTATGTCTCCCATCTTCACGCCTTTAATAGCGTGATCCTTAGAAATAAGGAAGGAAGCGAACTCAGCATGGGTATTACTACTCATACATTTGTCCAAAGACACAGGGATTTCACATCTCTCTAGAAATGTCATGTACCGGAGATATAGGTTATCATCCCATATCATTACGTCGTCACCAAGTATAGCGAAGGGTATATCCCTGCGATGCTCCTTAAACTGGTCCCATAAGGCCAAAAGAAGAAATCCATGAGACAAAGCGAACAAAGGAAAACTACCGTTTAGCCCCATGGGCTGTCCAGTAGCGTACTTTATAATCCGCTTATGTTCAGAAAACTCTTTTAGCTTTGGAATCCGGATGTCCCAGGTCCCGTGTTTTATCACAGAATCTAAGATGTCCTTGTAGTCAGGAGCGACAAAGTCCATAACAATAGACTGTAGATAGTATGGAAATCTATCTGTCGCAGAAGATATATCAACACTGTACACTGTTTTTCCGGTTTTGAGAGCGCGCTGGGCAGGCAATATAGCTGCCATCTGGTCATGGGTGTAATCCCATGGCACGCTTCTACAAATATTGAGAAGATGTTTGTTTAGGGGGGAAAAGACGCTTTGCAAAAGTAAAGATGGCATAGCCACTACTCTAGCTTTCAGTCCTTTTTCCTGGATCAGGCCTATACGGCCCGCCAGAAAATCCCTAGGCATGTTCCACCATTGTTCACGATAGCGTTTTGGAGCCCATGAAAGGTCCTCTTTGAAAGAAAGCGAACGGGCGAACCCGTTCCCTGTTCTTAGAGGGTCCCATAGGCATCCGGGGTAGGTCTTGTCTCTTATTGTTTTTGCAATAGAAGGGACACTATATTCCAGATTCCAATTAATTCGCCATTTAGATAGATGGTATCGTAACACCTTTCCGTAATTAGCCACGTTAGCCTGTGCACTATCAGACATGTCTGTCGTGATCGATGCATAAGCCTTCTTGAACTGTTCGGGAAGCCACACACTCTTTCTCACCTTGAAACCTGTATATATCATAAGGGCTGATAAGGCCTTCTTGACATCCTTTCGTCGAGTCATCATAAAGATAGCTCTGAAAGGCCCTGACGGGAGACCACCTTTGTTGGCAATCCATGTATATTCAGGTTCTCGGGTACCAGATAGTAAAGCTAAGTATTCAGTTTTAAGCTTTTTTAAGCGTTTGACTGTCCACTCGGCCCCACTAGATCTAACCCACCCATCAACCAATTTTATGATGGGCAAGTAGATTTCCTTTGGTAAACCTATATTAGTAAAGTGTCTAATCAGTTGAGACCTCTTTGGAACATCAATAAGATGCATATTATACTCCTTAATTAATTTTGGGGATGTGTAAATCCAAGGGGGCAAACCAACGCCTCACTTAACCCTGTGTTGGGAACTTATGAGAAAGACTTATTTAAGGCCTTCCTTAGGCAAGATTTGGTAAGAACCTTTCCTCGTAGTTAACGACCATTCACCCGCTCGTAAGAGCTAGTAACAGGTATTTTGTCACTGATTTAGGGCTTGTCGCTTCGGCGGTTTTGGGATATACTCTCAAATCGATGATCCGGTTGGCC